ATTGATAATCTGTAGCCAATCTTTCTATATCTGTTTTAAATTTTTGTATATAAGCATTCGCTCTATTTATCTCTGATGATATAGCTTGTATAGTTGATTGTGTCATATCTTCATCTTCATCAGATAGCCAATATTGAACACTCATACTAGCACCGGCATTATCGCCTTCTATACTAGCTCCAGCATCAAACATTTTCTTAGCTTTTGCAAGAGCATCTGCCCATTCTGCATCTAATCCTGTTGGTATACTTGCTCTAAAGTCAATTAATCTTTCCATTAATATACACTCTGCGGCGTGTAATACTACTAATTCTTTACAAAACTCAGGAAATTGTTCTGTATTTCCAAATGTTGCACCACCAAAGGATATAGAAGCATCTGTTACTGTCTCATTAGAATCGTTTATTGTCTTACCCTCAGAGTGTCGTACTATATAAATAGAAGCTGGATTTGTAGATGTCTCTGCTGGGAATATATCTATTAAACCATCTGAGCTTATTGAATAAACAGGGTCGTGATAGGTAGCGTAATAAATAGAAGAGCTATCTTGTGCTTTTTGAAATTGCTTCTCTTCAATAGGTCTTGCCCAATAACTTACAGCCCCTTGTTTTCTATCTACAGATAGTAAATCAAATATATGAAATGTTGGATAAATATCTGAAAATGAGCTGTTGCCACTATTTATTTTTATAGCAAACTGACTCCATATAGAAGGGTTTCTCGCTTTTACTGTAGCGAGAGTATAATCAACACCTTTCTTTAGAGCATCAGTTAAGTTCTCTGCAGATACACTATTTGTGTAGTTATTGACTCTGGTTGTAAAACTCATATCTTCCCTCTTTCAATAAGGGGAGCTACTAAGAACTCCCCTTATTACCATTCTAGTCTATTAAGACCACTTCATTAAAGCGTGGGTTTCTGGTAGACTGATTTCTAAACCGGCTTCGGTTAGAATCATATCTTTCCGTCCATCCATATTGTTATCCTGAACATTGGTGATAATATGAGTATCACGAGATACGCCATTACCAGACAATGGACGATACTTAACATTCGCTAAATCAACAGCGATTGCTAGGTTTTCGTCTTGGTTTCTGAATAGAGGCTCAGCAACAAAGTGTAAGTTACCAAAAATGGTATTTACTTTTGTTACTTGGTGTCCAAAACTACCTTTGATATTCTGGACATCTAATTTATAAGAACTAGATGTAACAGTGTTATTAAGGAAGTTGTTAGAACCGAGCTTCTGCAACCAAGCAAGTACTTTACGAGATGTAAGTACTAACTTGTCGCCAGAGTTCCCAGTTTCAGGAGCAAAGAAGTCCTGCATAGCATCTACGAAAGAATCATAGTTAGAACTATTATACGTAAACGCATAGTTCTTACCATTAGCTTCTGCGTAAGGTACTATCCCGTGAGAATACCTGAGTGGACCTGCGGCGGCGGCTTCATCAGAAGCACCGATACCGAACAGCATTGCGTGTTCGATGTCCATCTTATGTTCCATAAGTTTGTCTGACCAAACTCTACGGTATTCATCAGGACGCCCTCTGTAGCGAGTAGCTAGAGCTGTACCAGAGAATAGCTGGATAGCTGTCTTAAAAATCTGACAGTATCCTTCTCGTGTGTACATCTCATCTTTCCAGCCTTCAGGGTCAAGAGTTCCCTCACCCCAAGCTGAACCGATTACCTGACCTTTAGAACCTACGGCGATTGTTGGGTCGACGGCTTCTAAAGCTGCAAGGTTAACGGATGTATGGGTAGCGGCAGTTCCACTTGCATAAGTAGCAGAAATACCATCACCCGGTGTTACGGCAGTCACCTTGAATGCCTTACCACCGATTCTCAATACTTGTCCTACAAGTATATATTGAGGGGCGGCAGACTTTCCAGATGGTGACTCAACTCCATATTTGTCATATCCACAAACAATCTTCATACCGGTGACTGCGGCGTCTTTCGCCAATACACCAGAAGCTGTTTTGATTACAAAATCACGGCGTTGCCATTGATGACGTTGCTCAAGGAACTTGAATACAGGGTCATCAGTAGCAGACTTAGCAACTTTGCTTAGATACACAAAGAATGGAGACTGTTGCGGAGCAAGCTCTGCAACTCTCTCGCCGAAATTATAAATTCGACGGGAGTCATTGATGGAAACACCTCCCGGTGCTCCACCTGTGGACTTACTATATGCGTCAGCCATAGTCAGTTGTCTCCTTCTTGGTTATATTACCAAGGGTTACGATTGTTAAATTCCGAAACCATCGCATCAATCATATTGTCTTCTACTTTTCCCTGAGTATTACCAGAAGATGGGAGTACACCCATTGAGGTCGGAACTTGCTGTGCTCTCTTCATCTGTTCAAAGCTTTCGCTCTTCGCAGTTTCTGTGATAGGTTTACTTCCGGGTGCTGGTGCATTGCCGGATTGTAATCTAAAAAGCTGAAACAGGTTGTCGACATTAACAGATTCTGGTTTATCCATCACTTGAACAAAATTAGCGACTTCCTCATCGGAAGCATTATAATTTGTTTTCAAATGATTTCTAATACCAGACATTTGTTGCTGATACTGCTGTTTCTGTGCTTCTGCACGCATTATGTTCTGTCGCTCTTCCTCTATCTTACCTCTCTCTTCCTCTACTAATGCAGTATTAAACTCATTATGTAGTCGGTTGTAATCATCCATATCGTCTCTCCAACTGTCTACATCGTCTAAATACTGAGCAGATTCTGATGATGGGTCAGAAAAGGCTTCTTCCCTAGAAAAACTCCTAGGTTTTTGCGGTTTACCCGGGGGCGGTGGAAAACTTAAATCCTGCTCCGGTTCCTGAACTGTCTGTTGTACTGCTTGAGGTTGAACTTGTTGAGATTCAAGTGCCTGAAGACGAGCTTCAAGTGCTTGTTTCTCATTACGAGCTTTATCAGCCTCACTTTGCCAGTATTGATAACGCTTTTCGTCGTTATCTTGAGGAGCTTGAGTTTCTTGCTGAGGAGGGGAACCTTGCTCAGGTACCGCACCTGCGACCTCTTCAAAAGGGTCGGGTTCGGGCTGTTCTTGTTCGACTCCGTTCACACGAAAAAAGTCCTCTAACGGATTCGCTCCGTCGGGCGTTGTCGTCTCATTGGCTTCTCCAATGCCCGAATCGTGCTCCTGAGGTGCGACGAATGCCGCATCAACTTGTTCAGGATTAGTCGGGGTAACTGTAGTATTCTCCATTTGAGTTCCTTGTTATTTTCCTGCCGTATTCTTGGCTACGGGTGAGGATGCTTTTTGTTTGGCTTCCTTGTTCGCTTCACGAACACCGGCTTTAGCCTGTCCAAGTACATCATCAAGGCGTTTCTCGAAGATTTTGCCAGAGGCTTTGCCTTGGGTCGAAACTCTATCGAGGTCTGCTTTGAATTTTTCTAATTCAGCTTTTTGCTTCAAGTGATAGTTTTCACGTTCTCTTGTCTGCAAGTCGCCTTCTAATTCTTTTACTTTTTCTTCAAGTGTGTTAATTGCGTTTTGAAGTTGTCCCACTTCATCTGTTCTTTCAATAATGCCCTCCATATCGAAGACTTCTGTCTTCTTAAGAACTTCTTTTTTGTCAATAATTCCTTTTTCATACGCATCCATATACATTTCAAGCTGTGCATAACGATTAGTTGGTAGCGTAGAGCCTGTAACAACGACAACGTCAAAAGCTCCTCTAGAGATATCATTTATAACCTGCACTTCTCCTGTTTTATCATCGTACAACTTTTTATTCACAGCTATCTCTGTTTGGCTATTATTAGGCTGTACTATTCTTATTACCTTTTCAGCCCTATAAAGTTGTTGCATTAAAGGTATAGCCACCTTTGCTATCCTCACAAGTGCAGTTTCGACATCTTGGAGCTTAGACTTTATCTTTCTCTGACCAAATTCATCAAGCGATACTGTGGCTTTATAAGTATGTGGAGCCGCTTCTGAGTTACCCTGCATTAACTCGTATAATCCTAACTGATGGTCTATATCTTGTTTAGCAACTTGCTCATTCTGATATAGTGTGTTAGGGAGGGGGGTGGGCTGAACTGGTTGAGGAGCACCATTGTCCATATCTACTTCTATCGCTACTCCCGGTTGAGCCCACCTTTGTTCGAAGTCTTGCATATCCACTGAGCCACTAGGTATTAAAATCTTTGTATTCGTACTTGTTGTTGCGTGTGCAATAATAAGAGACCGTGTCTTGTTTATATATTCTTGTAAATCTTTTACCATACGAACATCGCTTACTGGGTAGGGAGTCCTATTATGAATATTCATAAACAGAACGATGGGATAATGCTCTATAGGTAAGATTCTAGAGTATAGATACTGGTCGCCTATCACAACACACATCTTTATACGCTGAACAGGCACCGACACGGTCTCAATTAATTTTCTTTCAATCAAATCTTGATAGGTTAGTTCATCAACAACTGGCATTTCAGGTGGGTCCATCTCATTCTGCATTGCCTGCATCTTAGCTTGTTCGTATTGCTGAAGAAGTTGGTCAATAATTGCCTTAGCTTTTTGCTCATCTAGTATTATTTCACCATTAACCTCTATTGCCCTACGCTGTAGGTATTCTTCCATATCCTCTTCTAGAAGGACTTCCTCAGTTTTATTAATGTTATTCTTTATATGATATCTCTTAACCCAAACCTTATAGTATCTTTCATAACCTCTAACATACTCATTGTCCTTACCAAAGGTAGCCTGAGTCTTAGTAGCAGTATCTTCTG